AGGGTGCAAGTCTTGCAGACGAATATATGAAAAATATGGAAGCAGCATCTAAGAACGTGCCAAAGATGTCTCCTATGACGCTTGGACAATGGCAAGGAGATGCTAATAAAGATTTGCGTAATAGACTTCGGCAAGCATCGCAAGACATTCAAAACATTAATGTGAATGCCATTAAGGGTTACACACCATCATATCAATATTCGAGTCTTGCAAATGATCCTTTTGCAATCGTAGATGCTTTGCAGGAACAAGGTATTGTTGGTACGAAGTATGCGGATGCTATATCTCGTAGAAACTTCCTAGCAAACATTACCGATCCCGAACCTACTACGTTTAACTATACTGTCTTCGACCCAAGACGTATTCAGTTTGATAAAGCTTATGGTGCAGCAGATCCTTTTGGTTCTTTGAGTTCCACTATGCAAGCCATACAAAACGCTAAACAGGAGAAGAAGAATGGAAAAGATTCAAAAGCTAGCAAAAAGTAAGATGACTACTGCTACTGGAACTACCTCCGTTATTGCTGGTCTAATCATTGGTCTTGTTCCACAAGACGTATGGAAGACTTGCGGAGAATCCGTAGCACAGACTTCTAATCCTCTCTTCGTTTCTGCTTTAGTCATCGTAGGACTTGGACTCACTGTGATCGGTCCTTCTCTTGCTAAGTCTAGATCCTAAAAGCGAAACGGCAAAGATTATCAAACGAATGAAGCGGCTGAAGACTTGCTTCGCTCCAAGGAAAGAATTCCTTAAGAAGTGGAGCAAGCTTCGGCAACTTCTTTACAAGACTTCTGACTACCAAAACTTTCTCATTGAAGTCCGTACACGTTCAGCATATCTTTGCGTTAGGATGTGTGGCAAGAAAGGACGACACGTACATCATAAAGTTCGAGTCTACGATAATCCAGATCTCTCAGTAGATCCAGACAACGGAGAATTTTTATGCGTTGCCTGTCACCGAAAGGAACATAAGAAGCCATGAAAAAGGACGCACGTCTTGCGCGGGTAGGTGTCGCGGGATACAATAAACCTAAGCGAACTCCTTCCCATGCAACAAAGTCACACATAGTTGTTGCGAAGGACGGAGATACAGTTAAGACTATTCGATTCGGTCAGCAGGGAGTTACTGGAGATAAGTCTCCAACTAAGCGTCAAGCGTCTTTCAAAGCTCGTCACGCAAAGAATATTGCGAAGGGTAAACTTTCAGCTGCTTACTGGGCAGATAAGGTGAAATGGTAATGCCAAAAGACTTTTGGGATAAGCCTAATCCAAAGAAGACGAGCAAGAAGTTGTCTACTGCACAGAAGAAGATGGCAAAGACTCGCGCAAAGAAAGCTGGTCGTCCCTATCCAAATCTTGTAGATAACGCAGCGATCGCTAGAAAGAAGAAAGCTTGACGCACCGGAGCCGCGACGCGAAGCGGCGGCGAAGGCTGCACGAATCTCTTGCGGCCCACGCAGATGCCTGTCGAAGAGAAGTGATCTTGCCGAAACACTTCCCGAACCGGCCCGTCGGACCCTGCCCTAACACCGAAACTTGAGGAAAAGCCGCGATGTCTGCCTTGGAAGAAGTTAACTTACTAGATTTTACAATTAAGCAGCGTGAGCAAGATAAATTTCGAAAGGTTGTAGCAGATGTTTTTTGGTCTTGGTTTGAATCAAATCATGATACTAAGGTAACAACTGTTCAATTCTGGATTGTTAAGAAATCAATCTTTGTCCGCGATCTTCGTAGCATTTTTGAACTTCTCTTCGGTCCTCAGCCCAATGGCTCGTCAACTTGATGTAGATCCAGAAGTTCTATCTGCTATCACATCATATGTGATAGATGAACTTACTAATCATCACGCAGAGCGTGATAGGTTGGAAGATCGTTGGATCAAAGAGAATGAAGATTTTTGGGCAGAGCCAGCTACCAGCGAAGCATCACCAGAACTTCCTGTTATTGGCTTTGCAAACATCATCATTCCTCTAACAGCTATTGCTGTTGAAGCTGTTCATGCACGAGACATGGGGCAGCTTTTTGGATTGAAAGAACTTATCTCAGTCGAAGTTCAAGACCAAGACCAAGCTGCTAAGGCTGGACTTGAAAAGTTCTTCAACAACGAATTTCTAAACAACCTAGATTTTCGAAAGAAAGTAGAAGCTCCTCTTCTTCAGATGACCAAGAACGGTACAGCCGTTATGACATATGGTTATCGAGAAGTGAAGACTCATGTTGTACAGAGCTATGATGGAACTGAAACTAAGGTTCCTGTATATCTCCAGAAGGGAACGTTTATTGAAGGGATTGATATTAAAGATTTCTTCATGCCCTTCTATGCTCAAGAGGTTGCTGATGCTCCTTGGGTTGGTCATCGCTTTACAATCTCAGAGTATACTTTAAAGCAGATGGTAGCAGCAGGACAGTTAGCTCCAGATGCTTACGAAAAGCTTAATGGTTATTATATTGGAGTAAACGTATCTAACGATAAGATCCTTGCTGATACGCAGCAGATCACAGATACTGTTCCAATCTATCCATCTGAGCTTCAGCTTGTTCGTGTTCTTCTTAATTTTGATGTAGACGGAAATGGCGAAGAGTCTTCTGTCGAAGTTATCGTACATGAAAACTCTCGTCAGGTTCTTTCTCTTACTTACGCCACAGAGCGTGACTATGAGAAAGGAGTATACTTCCCAATGGAATACCGTTGGTATGGATACGGCATCGCAAAGCAGAACAATCAATTTCAAGAAGAAGTTACTGCTCAGCATCGGCAGCGTCTTGATAATGCGACCATTGCTAACATGGCAATGTTTAAAGTCAAGAAGTCTGCTTCATGGATTAAAGACGACGAGCCTATCTTTCCAGGAAAGAAGTGGTTTGTTGAAGATATGGATGATATCCAGCCAATTTTTATTGGTGATGTAAAGGCATCAGCTTATAATAACGAAAATCAAGTTGTCATTTATTCGCAGCAACGTACGGGTGTTAACGAACTTACTCTTGGTATGCCTAACATTGGTACTCCAGGAACTGCTTCTGATTCTCTCGCGCGTGTACAGGAATCCAATCGCAAGTTCGACTACACGTACAACAACAAGAAAGACTTCTTGAATCGAGTTGTTTATCGTGCGGCGATGAGCATCTTTAAGTATGGTCCAGTTCAACGAGATGTTTATAAGTACTTGCCGAATTCTGTTGAGACTGAGTTGTTTTTCCGTAAGAGTCTTGATGAACTTAGGAATAAACTAGTCTTTAACATCCAGTTATCTGGCGCAAAGAATAACAAGGTTCTTGATCGTAACACGTATACGCAGCTTGCTGGAATGCAAACTCAATACTGGACTCAAATCATGGCACTAGCACAACAGGCTGGTGATCCTAACATGGTTCAGGAAGTTGCAAAGGCAGCGATGAGATCAGCTGATCAAATCAACCTTGAAATCCTACGTGCATTTGATATACCTAACCCCGAAAAGTTGATTTTTAATTTTGACGCCTACAGACCGACCCAGATTCCTACAGGCTTACAGCCCCAAGCTACAGGAATCCCTCAAGGAGCTAATGCAACTCCAAGCGGCGGATTCACTTCTGTCGTTGCTCCAAACGCTAGAATTGAAGCAGCTAATGTCACTGCGCAGAGCGGATTTCCCATCTCCGGCTTATCACTTGCAGGGTAAGTTGGAACTTTTAGAAGAACTGCAAGTAACTTTAATTGAGGCAAAGCAACATGGACGTAGAACAGATTCCTGAACAGGAAGGAACAGATCTCCAGCACACAAATTCGGGCACACATATTGACGAATCTGTTGCGAATGACCAAGTTTCTCAGCAGAGTCCCCAAGGTCAGCCAGACTTGGATTGGCGTTCACTCTATGCACAGTCTGTGCGTGAGCGTCAGATGCGCGAAGCAGAACTTGATTCTCTTCGGCAGCAAGCAATGGCTCGTCCGCAGGAAGACCTATCTGTAACTGATGCAGATATCGAGAAGCTTGGCACCGTTGAAACTATTGGGCGAATTGTTCGGAAGCAGCTTCAGGAAACTCTTGGTGACGTTGGCGAAATCTCGCGTGACTTCAAGAAGCAGAAACAACTTGACTCCGCAGAGGTTCAGTTCTTCCAGCAGTTTCCACATCTTGCACAGTATCGTGATGTTCTTTCGGGAACTATCCGTGGTCAGTTGCAGACTTCTCCTAGTGTAGATGCTGGTGCATATGCAACTCAAGCATTTGCTACTATCGGTTACTACACTGCGATGAATGCGGCATCTCAGCCACAACAGCAAAACAATACTATGCCTCCTCGTCAAGCTACTCCGACTTCTCGTATTAACGGTGCTCCCGCCCCTGTTCGTTCTACTCCTAAGCTTTCTGAGCTTGAGCGTACTGCGATGCGTAGAGCTGGTTATGATCCTAGTAAGGCAACAGACATTGATGCCTTCTTCACCATTGTAAACAATGACGAGGGTATCACTGTATGAGCAACGATATTGAAATTAAGCCTTCCGATAAGGAAGTACTTGACTATAAGCGCCGTCTGTTTGAAACTGCTGACCGTTCGTTTGTTAATGATCGGTTGAATGTTGATCTTCCAGAAGACCTTCATGGTGAATGGATTGGTATCGACGACTTTTCGCAGTTTCATGCTCAAGCAAAAGGTTATGTTGATGGAGCTGATTATCTTAAAGCCCATAACCGTTTGCATGAACGCCCAGATGGTAGCACTGTTGGTGATGTACGTTTCATGGTAATACCTAAGTGGAAGTTTGTAGCACAGACGGAGCAGGCAGCTATTATGGCTGAACGCCAGAGTGGTATTAATTCCGATACTGCTAACGACCAGTATAAAGCATACGCAGCTCGTCTTGGTCTTGGTGTTGAGTCCGAAAGTTCAATTGGTCGAAGCATCTCTGGAGCAGAACTCCAGTCACACATCCCGAGGTAAAACGAAATGGCTCTTCCGATTCGTCCCGCTTTCGCTGATACTAGCGGGACTCCGGCAACGAAGCACTATACTCTTGCTGCGTCGCAAACGCAGAAGATTGGTGCTCCTATGAAGTTCTCTAGTGGTACTCTTGCTGAGGCCGCTGACGCAGCCGCTTGCACTACTGGCCTTGCTGGTATTGCTGGTGCGATTAACCAGTCTGCTTTTGGTTATGACGCTGGTGATTCTCCGACGACCGTAACTGGTCGTGAGAACACGATTCCTATCTTTCCTGCGAATCGTAACACCACGTTCTATGGTCAGATTTCGACTGGTGCAACGCTTGTGGCTCCCGCTGTTACCGATATCGGTATTGCGTATGGCCTCGTGAAGCAGTCTGATGGTTACTGGACTGTTAATCGTTCCGATACTACTAACGTTTGCGTTGTTGTGACTGGAATTGACAACACCCTGTACGGCAACGGTGTTGTTCTTTTCAAGATTCGCAACGCTTCTGCTGCGGCTCTTTAATCCTAGGGTGAGATAAAACAATGTCGATGATTCAACAGCATCGTCTTCTTGCACGTCCGGGACTCCGAAAGGACTTTCAGGATACGATCAAGAAGTTTCCACTTATGTACAATCAGTACCTCAAGGAGGGTTCGCATAACCTCCCTGAAATTTCGGCCACTACGCTTGTTGGTCCGAATCGTCTGATTCAGTCGCGTGAACTTGAGCCTGTCGTTTATCAGGAAGTTGTGAGTGGCCCGAAGGTTATGGCCGTTGATAAGACGTACAAAGCTGGCTATTACCTCTCGAAGGAAGCCATCGACGACGATCAGTATGGTAAGCTGAATCAAGGTTCGAAGTGGCTGGCTGAAGCTGCCATGTACACGAAGGAATATGCTGGTGTTGCGCTCGTTAATGATGCGTTCACTGGTACGAACTTCAAGGGCATGGACAACCTTTCGCTTCTTAACACTGCTCACACGCTGATCAACAGCACGAGCACTATTGCGAATATGCCTTCTACTGCCGTGTCGCTTTCTGTTGCTGGCTTCACTGCACTGATGGACCTGTCGCGCAAGTGCAAGAATGAGAACGGCGATCCGATGATGGTTATGCCGAACACGCTCATGATTGCTAACGATCAGGGTCAGGTGAACAAGGCGTATCAGATTCTTGAGTCGAGCCTTGAGCCGTTCACTGCGAACAACCAAGACAATCCGATTCGTCGTAACTTCAAGCCGACGAAGATCATTGTTAATCCGTACATGACGAACCTGTTCCACTACTTCATTGTGGATAGCGAAGTCAACGATGCACACTTCCTGAACCGTGAAGCTATCACGATGACGGATTGGTACGACAATGAAGTTGATGCTGCCAAGGTGAAGGCGCGTGGTCGCTGGATCATTTGGTTCTACAACTGGCGTGGCTGGTACGGCACTAACCCGAGCGCGTAATCATGGAAACCCCTACTGGATTTTCTTGGGTCAACATCCGAGGGGGATCTGACGAGAACACTTCGAACGCCACTGGCGGCATTGTTCACTTGTTCACCGCGAGCAGCACTACACTGCTAGTTGGTGATGCGGTTTACCTTGCTGGTGTTGGTATCGTAGACAAGTCTGCCACCGCTGCTAACTATGTTGGCTTCGTTGGTTTCGTTGTTGGTGGTGATGCTAACGGCAATCGTACTGATGATGCTGTTGGCACCACTGCTGCTACGAGCGGACAGCAAGTTATCGTTCAGATCTCTGGTGTTGCTCGTGCAATCGTTGGCGCTAGTGGCTTTACTGCTGGTACCAACTTCAACGCAGTTCCGTCCGCGGCAACTGCTGGCCGTGTAATTCCTGGCACTACAGCTGATCAGCGTGTTGGTGTTGCGCTCACTACGCAAGCCACTGCTGGTGGCGAAGTTAAGATTCTCATTCAGCACTTCTAATCTCTTAGGCCATGCGCATCCCACTAATTGTATCATCGCGCCCCTCTGAGGAAATCAATTTTCCTCGTGTAATTCTTCCCTCTGGTCGTTGGAAATTCACATCCGACCATAGCGATTCCGAACTCTGTGTTAAGACTTCGACTGGATCGGTTGAATTACACGAGGAGTTGGTCCTTGAAAAAAAGACACCAGTCTCTCTGGCATGTAAAAAACGCGGCACAGAATCTTCCATCACGGTATATGTATGCCCTTGTCTCTAGCTGTCCTTCGCCAAGATTTGAGAACACATCTTGGTATGGATGTGTTGGATCTACCGGACACTCAAGCAGATCTTCTGCTGAACCGTGCATGGTGGATGCTCTCATCCCAACTGCGATTCTCTGAAAAGGACGCAGTATACGACTTTAGCACGACCGCTGGCGATGACACATATGCATTGCCAACGGACTCCGATGCTCTCCAAAAAGTTATCCTTCAAGAACCTGGTGATGATGCGTGGGAACCTCTCACGAATATTACCGATTGGGATATGTTCAAACTGAAGGATACAGATGCACAAGATAGACCAACTCATTATTCTCGTAGAGGATCTAATTTTATCCTCTGGCCTAATCCTGATAATGTGTATGATATTAGCGTAAAATATCTTCGTACACTTGCAGATATTCAAGCCTCTGGACCTGACGCTCCTCAAGAATGGCATGAAGTCATTTTGTGGGGTGCGGTATCCAGAGGCTTTTATGCTATCGGGGATTGGACTCGCGGACAAGAAGCTCAAGCACAACAGTCGCT